GTCTTAACATTGTCATGCTTTGGGTTATCACTAGCACTACAATGCAAAAAAACACGGTTTACAAATCTGTTTGGTTTTTTAAATGCCATCATTTATCCTTTGCCTTAAAGTTTACCATAGCAAAAAATTCTATCACTGAATATAGCTTTTTAATAAAACTATCGTCTTTGGGGGTATCAGTGTAATTGGTAATCGCACTTGCTATTGTTACGATTGCGGTAAATATGCTTATGTAGTCGTTATGTATTAATGCGTCCATCATTCCCCCGTTGGATAGTTATCTTCATCGTATTCCTCTAGCGTGTAGCCTGTATAATCAGCAGGGGGATACGTAAGATATGTCCAATCACCATTGGTTTTTTGCTTTGGAATGTCCCACGCTGTCGTTGTTCTTTCATAATCTACATCACTAGATAGTGATATAAATTGAGCATAATCTCTTTCTTGTAAAGCGTCAGCCTCTGCTTTTGTGTTAAAAACAACTACAGGTTTGTCCATGATGCACTCCATTTTGTATTTAGATAATTGCCTATTAAATTAATGTCAGAATTACTTAAAGCACCAAAATAAATTAATAATTCATACACCTTAGCTTGAATAGTTCTATCATCAGCACCAGCTAATATTCTACCACCTAAAGCAAATCTATCCATAGTTGCAGATGTTAAACGTGTGTATGATTGTGGTGTTGTTCCTGCTACACCATTTTCATAATACGTGATTATAGACCCTGTATCTTTATACGTCTGTATATGTTTAGTTGTTGGCACCGTATTAGTTCCATTTAAAGGAACATCATTTAAAAGTGTTACGGCATTTACTCTAATTTGAGTGGTTGTATTCCCCGAACCTGTAAGTCTTTGGAATGTATAAAAATCAAGCGTACCAGTTTCTGCAAACAATGTATCGGCATTAACAATAACCCTATCGCTAGTAACGGCAAAACAAGTGGCACTTCCATTGTTAAACATACCAAAAGAAGCACGGTCTAGCCAATCACCACCATCAAAGTTTATTGATTTTGCTGTGCCGTCGTAAGTTGGTTGTCTTGACCCTGTCGCTTGCACAAGATGATTGTTTTGTCCTGATTCTGTGCTTATTGTTTGTGTATTACTATAATCGCCACTACCTGCACCAGTAACTGCTTTGACCCTTGTGTCGTACGATGTTGACGATGTTAATCCTGTAATCGTTGCAGATTTTGCCGTCGATGTGCTATCAGAAAATACAAGCCATGTTCCGCTACTTGACGCTTTATATTCCACGATATAATCTGTAACGCCTGTATCACTTGACATTGTCCAAGTCAAAGAAATCGTGGTGTCTGTTACTGTAGGTGTGCCTAAAACTGGCGTAACAGGTAAAGTAGCAACTGTGATGCCATAGTATTGACCTTGATCAGCTTCAATGATTCTACGGTTTGCATCAGATAATACTGGCGATGTAACTACATATTCCGCTACCCAACCATTTACTAGTACATTGTTACTTAATGCGCTTGCTCCTCTTGAACCTAAAACAGTAAGAGCTTTTGAAGCGTTCACTGTAGGAGATAAAGAAGCTGGTGATTGTGCGCCATTAGCCCAGTTATGGGCAGGAGAGCCTGATATAGGATTCCCACTTAACACGTATGGTGTGTTTGCTAAAATAGTTGTTCCGCTCCCTGCAACTATACCAGTTGCACCTAGGTATAAAATGTTTATTGCTAACCCAAAATCAATGTTTGCTACACCAGCAAACATTTTATAGCCAGTATTACTTGCATAAGCACTGACTACATTTAATGTTGCTTGTGTTATATGTCATAGGTAAAGTATCAATAACCCCTGCATTAACTATTCTGGGTTGATTTAACGCTGTGGTTTGCGTTAAATTTAAACCATTACCACTTTGATTATACATTGTGGTAACAAACGCACTATTGGCACCCACAAAACTTGTAATTGTTGCGGTATCCAAGTCCTTGCCTACAAACCCTATATTAGTTTCTGCATTGTCATTCGAGCGACGAATACGAATACAATTACCAGTGTAATATGGGTTTAACTTGCGGAGTGAGTAAACAGAGTTTGCTGTTGAATAAAACGTGTCAGCTGCTGTTAATGTTGTTCTTTGAGTTACTGTATTGCTATAATCACTACTTATATTGCTTGCATTTACCGCTTTAACTCTTACGTTATATGATGTCCCTGATATTGTCCAAGTTAAAGCAAGTGAGGTTTCTGTTGTTGCAGATATTGAAAGACTTAAAGTAACGGAAATAAAATATTTTTCTTTTGTGTAATTAATTAAATTTGTAATTGATGTGGTGGGGTCTGTGTTAGATACACCTAAAAATGTTTCATACTCATCAAGAAAACTAGAAACGTGTGTCTCTGCGGCATTACCTGATTTTATGTTATTTGCTGCATTAGTTATCAACGAATAATTTGTATTTGCAATAGCACGATTATTGTAAACATTATTGACAGCGTTAAAACCAATAGTTTCTAATATTGTTCCTGCGGTTTTTGCATAGTCACGTATAAGGACAAATATACCAAATTTATTGTTATCATTTAAGGTATCACTAGTAGTTAATACTGTACCGTCGTCAAACCCTCTAAAAAACGCTTTTTCGATGTAAAATAAAATATTACCACTTGCACCTGTTTTATTATATGTAATCTTTGGGGTACGAGCGATTGCGTGTGCTTGAGTACGATATAAATAGACGTTATTAGTGCTTTCGTTGCTTATCCAATATGTACCGCTTGTTAATCGCAATCCTGTATCATTACACGTTGGTGGTACTGATTCGGGAGGTACAAATATTTTAATAGGCATTGACGTAAAGTTTCGTCCTATTTTTGATTGTTGTGCCGTTTCAAATAATAAACCACTCGAACCGTCCCCAAAGAAAATGCTACCTGCGCAATCAATAATTTGATGATACACGTAATTTGATGGCGAGAAATCATGTCCGTTAGTGTCTAAAGAACAGACATCATAAATAATTTGCCTTGTGCATGATTCTGTTTGAGCCCCCGCATTATCAACAACATAAAACTCACCACTACCCGCACTTGAATAAACATATTTATTGGTATTATTTGTCGCATCGGTTGCTGTTGGGTGTAAAGTAAATGTATCAGCACTAACAGACCGTAAATATATATTACTTGCAAATGACACTGTTGGAGTTGGGAAAGTTCCAGTATCACCTATCACACCATAAGCAACCTTAGTTCCTGTAGGTACGCTATGATTAATCGCGGTAATAACACCTGTGCCAGTATTAACAGCACTTGGCAAAAAGAATTGTCTACGCAAAGAAACTGAATTATTAAACTTCATATTTGCCACAATGACAGAATACATGAATCTTTTGCCAGACCATAAACTTCCTAAAGTAGCACCTGAAACATTATCATAAATTACTTTACCATAGAAATCATAATTTGCTTGTGGTTTACCTAACGCACCTGGTTTTTCAATATATTTTCGTCCTGAACCATCAGTCAACAATCTAAATGTTTCGTTTAATTTACTTCCGACACCAAAATCAATAGCGTTTGCGGTCTTATCGGCAATTTTAGTAATTATCGGTTCTGATACTATTTTGTGAACACCAGTACCTTGTGTAGTAAATATTATTTTATTTTTTTTAAACGCATACGCTTGATGCGGAGGGATAACCTCTCCACTTACATAAGACGGTAACATAGCAAAATCTGCGTCACTTAAAACAGGATATAATACAGCTGTACCATTGTTTAAGTCTTCTATTAAATATTCTTTATTTGCATCTAACGGAGCAGGCAATGTGCCAGTTGTGGTAAATTTAACTCTTGTCGAATTGTAATTACTGCCTCTAACAAATTGTGTAGCAGGGAGTGCAACCGTAATGACACTTGTTGTTGTATTAACATCAGACGGATTAAAAGAAATATCTAATGTTGTTGTTGTATTAGCAGGGTTGTCACCACTTAACCACATTATAATACTTGGGTCTGATAATGGGTCAAAAGGAATACCCCCACCGCTATTAATACCGTAATAATAAAAAAAACTCATTTTAAGTCCTTAAAGCCATTAAATATGATTTGTTGATTGTTTTATCATCGTATGGCATATCGCCATTCTCCATGGTTATTATTGCTTTTAAAAGTTCTCTTGCTTGTGTTTGACTTTTCATATTGATTTTATCATTTGGAGAGATACCCATTTTTCTAGCCACAAAAGAAATATATTGTTTTGTGTTGTTTTCATTGTTTGGAGCAAACCTATTTAATATTTTTGTTATTGTATTGTTACCATTTTTTTCATAGTTTTTCAATAATTTAAAACCAGCACGCAATCCATGTTCAGGTGTTTCAAATTGTGCAAAACGTCCATCGGTACTGCTTTGTCCTTGCCAATCATTATTAGCATTATGTTCAATATTAAGGGGATTATTATTTCTTAATCCACGCTGTTCATATTGTGTTTGATTGCTTGCTTGTGGTTTTTGCGTACGAATACGTTTTAAAATATCCTGCATTCTTGTATCTGTATCAGTAACAGTATTTTGCTTTTTTTCATAAAAACCACGCTTAATATCATCAATAGTGCGTCTTTGTGGTTGTGATTGTTGGATTTCTGATTGTGGATTACTCATCGCATTCATAGCCTGCCCAGTCATGCGTGATGATTGCGAGGCTATAGTATCAGCATTGTTTGATATTGCGTCAAGTGTGTTAATGCCACTTTGACCTGCGATAGATTTAGCAACGTATTTAGGATTTTGATTAATTCCTTTTTGATACGCTCTATTAACAGCAAAAGTACCGCCTGCTATAGGTATTGCGGTTGGGTTATAAATTGAAGCACCACCAACCCCTGCTAAAGCACTTTTTTGAAAAGTATCAGAACCGCCTTTTTTAGGTAAAAACTGTTTTGCAATGCGTGCTAAGTCTACTAAATCATCTTCTCCAGTCGATATTTTATCAGACGGTATAAAATCATTAGCACCAACTTTATTGATTAAATCTGTTGGATTTAATTCACCATCAGGCGATTTTTTTAATAAAGATTGTATGGTTTTGTAATATTTGTATTGTTGTCTTGCTATTGCTAATTGTGCGGATTTTTCAGGTGATAAATTTTTACTTGCAATGTCATCAATGACATCAATTATTTTTGAAACATATTTTCTTGCTTTGGGGTCAAAATCAGGCATTGATAAAACCAAATCAGAACGAATACTCGATAGTTTTTGTCCATTTAGTTTTTTTTGTATCTCCTTTATTTCCATAGGATTACCGTATTTATCAACAATACTACTTGCTTTTTTTTCTGTTTGTAAATTTACATTTACATTTTTAATTTGTTTTTTAACAACATTTAAAGCATCGCTATTGTCGCCGAGTTTGTCTGTTGCTTCGTAAATAATATTATTAATTCTTTTGGCATCATCTGTACTAAATTTAACGTCAACACCATCTAAAACATCGTTAAACATTTTTGAATTTTTTGTACGAAAAGATTTTATTGAATCAGGTGTTAAATCCTCAATTCCCATAGTGCCAGCAACTGCTTTATTCCACGTTGTTTTTAAAGCTGTTTCTTGTGCGTCAACACCGCTAAATGGTATTTCTTGACTAACTTTTTGTACGGTATTTCTTACTCTTGAGGGGTTTATTTGGTCAAGCCTAAGGGGTAATTTAAATTTATCAATTGCAATCTTTGCTAAGTTTTTAATATTTTTATCAACTTTTGGCACAATTTGTCGTCCAACCGCACCAGCACCTTTTGCAATTGCCCCACCAGCAACACCCACCGCTGTATCAATCGCTTTTCTTTGTGCAAAACTTGACAAATCACCACTTTCTTTATCAGAGGTAACATAAGGCGTTAATCCTGCACCAATAGCAGACGATTTTACAAGTTTACCTGCCCCTGCTAATTTTGATTTAATGCCGCTTTTTAAAATTTGTTTACCTGCATTTAACGCATCGTCAACTTTACCAATAGCACCAATAGGAGCTAAAATTCCTGCACCGCCACGAATTAAAGCAGGCGTTAAACCTGTTCCATAATTTTTTTCAAAATCAGCTTGTTGTCCTTGTGCTACTTTATCAAATTTACCAGTGTAATCTAATTTATTTTCTAAATCAGGATTATAACCTACTTTGTTTGCTAAATAATCAGCACCTTTGCCTAATGCTTTTAATCCATAAGCCCCTAATTGAGAAGCACCAGTAACTGTATCAGACATAGCCATATCAGCATAACCCAATGGACTATAGGGGCTGTAATCACGATAAGGAGACGATTCGCCTTGCGTTGCACCACTTACTTTAAAAGCGTCCATTTCTTTTTTTTGTGCGTCAGTAAAATCTTGTGTTTTATACCGTTTGCCATTCATAACTGCATCAGGCTGTTCTTGCTGTGAAGTCTGCATCGCTTGCGTTGGTTGTTTTTGTAACTGCAAGCCGCCATATTCTTTTTGAATAACCGCTTTTATTGCGTTATCGTCCATATCGTCAGGGAATTGCAAAATATCATTGCCAACACGTATTTTTTGCATTATTCAAAATTCCCTGTTTGTAGATTATATGTTCTTATGCGTTCTTGCGTTTGATTGCTTTGTTGCGTCTGTGGTTGTTGCCCTTGCCCTTGTGATTGCCCCAAAACACGACCATATTCAGCTTGAAACGCTCTTTCTATAGAGTCTTGTGCAACTCTTAGTTGTCTAATTGCATCGTCCATATTTTGCTTTAATTGTTCAGGACGCTGCGCTTGCGTTAAATTACTTATAGAATCTTGTAATGCTTCAAATTCTTTTACCGCAACTTGTCCCAATGTACCGCCTTGACTTTTCAATTTAAGTAACGAATCCAAACCAAAGCGTGAGTTTAAAGTCTTTAATTGCACTTTTAAATCATTATAATCAGATACAGGCATTATTTTTAATAACCCCTCCCAACCTGCTGTATTGCTACCTACTTTTGATTTAGCTTGCTCTAATTTACTAATAGTATCATCAATTCCCGAAATAGATTGTGCTGTTACGTTTTCTGCTATTGGTAAATCTTGGGTTAATTGTTGGATTTTTTTAGCGTCTATTTGATTTAATTCAGCCGTGTTTTTGCCTGTGATTATTTCCTGTTCTGCATTAACACGCATATTTTGTTCTGCTTGTTTAGCAGGAAGTTGTGCATTAGCTTCTGCGCCTTTAACAGTACTATTAATTGTTGCTAATGCAGTGTCATAATTAGGCTTGACAACTGTTTTACCATCAACAATTTGCAATCCTTTATCATCTAATTTTAAAGTGTCTCGGAATAAATTATAATCAGTATAATCCCCTGTTTGGTCGCCTTTGTCTTTTAATTCTTTTAATTTTGCATATGATTGTAAACTAGCAGGAGAGCCATAAGAACGTGCATCTCTTTGCTCTTGAAGCATTGCTTCGGAATATTTTATTAACTGATTTTCAGTTTCTGGGCTATATTCTGTAGGGTCTGTTTCGTCTTGAATACCCATATCTATAGCTTTTTGAATTTGACGCTTATAAACGTCCTCTTTAATGGCAGGGTCTGAACTTTTTAAAATTCGTGCTGTATCTACTATCCATTGATTTTCTAATTCTTGTTTTTTTACATTTTGAGCAATTTCATTTGATTTTAAAGTGCTTTGTGTTGTTAGGTTATTATTATACCCTGCTGTAGCGTTAGGACTCACACGACTAATTAAACCTGCTTCATACTGATTTAAATCACGACCCTCTAATTGTGCTTGTCGTATCATGTCATCAACTTTAGAACGTGCAATAGCGTCTCTTGACTGATTAAGCATTTCTAAACCGCCTATATCGGCATATTTACTATCTAATACTGGATTAAATGAACCGCTTGGAATTGGTTGTAAATTAGCCATGAAATTATTAAGAATACCACTCATTAAAACCAACTCCCTATCGTATTTAGCCAACTAGAATTGCCAGTATTAGAACCACCACTAGAACCACCCAGTATATTTTTAAACAAATCACCAATACCGCCGCCAGTAGAACTGCCACTTTGTCCACCACCTAAAATATTACCTAAAAGATTACCGCCTGTAGTAACTAAATTTGATACTGGTTTAATGTTTGATGTTTGATTGTATTGTTGCTGTGCAATTTTACCTAAAATATCATTTAACACACCTTGATTTTGCATACCAATATTCGCTTGGTTTTGATTTTTACCCATAATAATATTAGCTAAATCATTGTAGCGATTATCTGTAGCACCTGTTCTTTCTTGATAACCAAACTTAATTAAATCATTATTCATGTTTGTGCTGTTATTAATATTAGTCAATGCTTGTTGATTATATGCACCTGTATTTTGATTAACAGCATTAGTATAATCTTGATTAGCACCTGCTAAGGCATTAGCTCTATTTGCACTTGTATTGCCTAACGCTGTAGCGTAATTTTGACGTAAATTACCTTGTGCATTGGTTGCGTTTAATCCTTGTGCCGATTGCCCTGCTAATTGATTAAGATAGCTATCATAACCTTGTTGTGCCATGTCTTGACCATACTTCATAGCCTCTTTAATTGCAGCACCACCCAATAAAGCACCCCGAGCAGACGCAGACCTATCAAGTGCATTCATACCCTCTTTATATCGAAAGTCATAGCCGGGTGTTTTGATATAATCCGCAACACGAGTATTAGGGTCACCAGTTAAAAATCTATCTAACAATCCTTGTGCGTTATTACCACCCTGTGTATATGAATTATATGCATTTATAGCAGGATTCATTTGACTTGATAAATCATTGCGTGAATCATTGTACCCTTGCTGTACAAGGTTTTTTTGTGTGTTTAAATTGCTTGCTAACTGATTGTTTTGCGTATTTAAATTATTAGCATTAATTGCTGTTGATTTGTCGTATTGATTGTTGCTTTGTTGATTTAACGCATTTGAAGTTTGTCCAACCATATGCATTAAATCATCATATTTATTCTTGCTATACCCTGCCGTTGCATCATAAGCATTATTCATTAAGCCTATAGCATTATTGCTTGCTTGCGTATTTTGTGCCATTGCGTCACGATAACGCTGGATAATGTCATTATAGGCTTTTTGATTTTGAAAATAATCGTAAGCGGATATACCAAGATTAGATAAATCTGTCATTAAACTTGGAGCAGGGGTTGTTTCATTAGCCATTCATGCCACCATGCTTTGCTTTTAAATTATTAAGAAGCATATCTGTTAATTCTTTCCGAGGTCTTGATGTAAGAGGAGATTGATTGTTAAGCAATGCCATTTTTTGAATCGGCGTATCTTGCATGATATTGACGCTTGGAGATTGTGGGGCAATAACAGTACCACCTTGTGCTTGTTGCCCACCGCCTAAAATGCCGCCTAACATACCACCAATACCGCCACCACCGCCAAGGATACCACCAAGACTGCCTGCACCATAAGCCATAGCACCATTTAAACCTTGTTTTAGTGCTTTATCCATGTCGCCGTTTAAAACATTAACACTTGCACTACCCATACTTCCCACTGGAGCGCCAACGGTTGCCATGCCTGCAATATTATAATACGGCACAAAACCACCGCCGTTAGGGTCAAAACCTAGGGCATCGTCCATAGTTGCATTAACTGCCTTGGTAACGCCTTTTGTAACTTTTTTAAACCAACCCATTAACCTATCCTACGCCAGTTTGTACCGTCACTCATAATTGTAGCATAACCATTACTTGCTAAAACCAACGTCGTTGAACCGTCTATAGTTTCAGTTGAAAAACCGTCGATTGTTAAATTATTTGTGCCAGTATTTTTGAATTTTATGTATCTACCTTGTAGATTAACTGCTGTAGGCAAATTTGCCGTAATTGCCCCTGATGTTGTATCAATCAAAAGCATTTCATAATCTTTTGTAACAGTTACAGGACTGCTAGAAAACGTATTGATAGTATAACTTGGATTGTATATTTTATCAAACAATTTTTGCAAGAACAAAAACCAATAATTAGTAAAATACATTCGATTGTTTTTTAATTGAACAGCTTCAAAACCTATTATTGGAGGTGCATTATTCGTCATCTTCAACCTCTAATCGTATTTTACAACTTGCAATACTGATAGAAACATTACTCGATGTTTCAAATTTATAAATTCTCTTTCTTGAAACGCCTAAGTTTCTAAATTCTATTTTGCGTCCATATTGTGTATTTGTGCCAAGAGATAGGCTTCGTTTTGTGCTATATGTAAACCCGCCATCATCTGAATATGACATTTCTATTGTAGGTGAAATGCCAACATCTGCTGTACCAGTAGTAATTACAGGTTGTATTGAATGATGTATAACACGTTTACCATCACCTTGAATAACTGTTGTGGTAAATACTTTTTCAATGTCATCACCATCATCATCGGTATTATCTTGATTAATAAAATAAATTTTACTACCGATTGAACAAATTGTGTTTTTAGTATTTTGCTCTAGAAACGCATTTTGCACAAATCGAGGTCTCCAATATGTATAACCTTCACTTGTTCTTTTGTGCCATTCTAAAGTTTGCAAATTGCAACATACTGTAAACCCTGCATCTTCTACAGTAATTCCATAAAACCATTGACCATTTTCACGAAATGAAAATCCAATAGCATTAACAGCACTGATATTTTGAAATAATTTATCTATTGTTTCATTCGATATTTTTGTAAAACTATACCCACTTATTTTATAAACAAGACCATTTCTTGATAAAAAATAAACTTCATTTAAAATTGCGACAGGGGTTAAATCTGCACCACACCCCAATGTTGTATTTGCCGTTCCTTTAATTGCTTCAAATGGAAATGTTGAATTGCCTGTATTTTGAAAAAACTCAATAGAACGTGTACCAAAAGCGTATAATATGCCAGCACAAGATAAAACCCTTATAATATTATCTGATTTTTGCGTTGCACTTGCAAAATCCAAAGACGAAAACGTACGACCATTAAGCAATGCCGATATAAAGAATTGTTGTGAACTTCTTTTACGAAATATAAAATAACCGTCCATATCGGTAAATGTTTTTGGATTATATGGCAATGATGGATTATACAATGTACCCGATTCAAGAACTCTATATACTGAATCAACTCCATATTTCCATGATAAAAATGCTATTTGACCAACCGAGTTATCAAGAATATCATAAACCTCCCCTGATGCTGTTGTAAAAGCATAATCAGCAACCAAAGTGCCTGTTAAATCATATTTTCGTATTTTTGTTGTACCTACAACATAATAAAAGTTATTTATATATGTTAAGCCTCTAATTTCTTCCCCTGTATCTATAAATAAATCTAAACCGCCCCTTTGACGTAATGTATATTCACTTTCTTCTCCATACTGATTAGGTATCGAGTACATATTTTGTAACAGTTGATTATTAGGGTTTTTAGCACTATTAACTGATACTTCTTTTGATAAGGGGATATTTATTTTAGGCATTAATCAAAAATCCCCTCTGAAAAACCAACACTCATTGACGAATCTTCAAAATCATGCAATCGTTGCAATGAAAATAATCTTTCGACCTCTGCACCTAATAGGCTTGCTTTACTATAAAACCCATTTTGCATAGCAAGCCTTTGAGCAAGCGTATAAATGATAATATCATAATATTCATTCGGAGATGGTATTGTATCAGTTGAACTATCTAAATCATCAAAGGGTTTTTCAATAACAAGATTAATGTATTGACTTTCATTTTCTGATTGCGGATATAAAAACAACCGCCCTTCGTCTATTTTAGGCTGATAATAATATTGCGTTGGATTGCCTGCCATAGCTTTATATGATAACGCTTGATATTCATTCATTGACATTTTACTAATGCCTATTTCTGAATTAGTGTCATATTGTACTGTAGCGTCTGAAATACTTAAAGGTTTTGTTATGCGTGCTGTATATGAATACACCTTTGCATCAACGGCAAAAGCACTTGTAAACGCACTTGAAACGGTTATTACATTTGTTGCAACATTACTTACAGTACGCCATACAAAGACATTGCTTGAATTTAATACCCCAATTGTATCAGATACCGCAATTCCTGAACCGCTTGCAACAGTAAAAGACGTATCGCTTGATGCAATAGCAACGCTTAATTTTGTTTGTATAAAATCGTTTTTTAAAATAAACCTATCGCCTGATTCAGATAGTGTATATTCTGATTGTGCAAGCTTAGGAATTAGAACAGCACTTTCATAAGACCATAATCGCAAACCCCTTGCCATAAGGTTTTTCATAATAATATTAAGCGATTGTGAAGCGTTGGTGATTTCCGTTGATGATAATGTTTCAACAGGGTCTATGATAGACGCTAGCCTGTAAGCCTCGTAAATAATATCATTACGAGTAAGGCTAAAATTAAAATTATTCGAGACCGACATATCCTGTTAAACTCACATCTACAAGGTTTCTAGGGCGTGGATTTTTAACTGCTATTATTTCATTAATAGGTTTAGCCATTAATTCTTGTGGGTGTTGTTCATACCAATATTTATAATAAACACGTTTACCGTCATAAGTCATGCGTGTTTGTGATGCAAGCACTACTTGACCGCTAACATCGCATTGAACTTTATAATCAGTCATTATTCAATATCTCTAATGATTAATTTTAAATCTCGACTAGCACCTTCTGTGCCGTTAGAAATAACTTTAATCCATTGACTTAATGCCGAAACATCGTTTGCATTAATTTGAACAGTGGAACTTGCAACAAAAGGAATTGTTAATGCTGTCCCTGCCGCTATATAATGATTTCTATAAGTTCCTGATTGTAAATGTGATGATGTTAACGTAACGGAAGTACCAGTCATTGTTGCAGGGAATTGAATCCCCACAACAACACCTGATGGAACGCCGACAGCAGTCGATGTTGTTGAACCGTTAGGAATGTTAACCGCAACCTTTGCCGACCTATTAGCCATTAAAACTCACCTTGTGAATGAATATAATTGATACTTAATACTCTTGATACCGCAGAAGCGTTTTGCACGCCATACGATAACGTAAGAGGAACGGTTGGTAAATTAGTTAAATCTGTTTGTGTAACAGTTTTAGCACCATTTACAAATACTTCAATTTTGCCAGCACCATTGTAATAATAAGCTAACTCAATAAACGTATCATTAACAACAGTAGCAACAGACGCAAGAGTCGTTAATGTACTTGATTTAGCAAGGATTAAACTCACCGAAGCTGTACTATTAACTTTTAAGAAATACACGCCGTCAGAAACTGCTAAAGGTGTTGTATCTGTTTTTTGCAATCCAAACACTAATTGTGAATTAGTTACGTTATCGACTTTAAAACGTGTTTTAAACACAATCTTTTTATTTGCTTCAAATAAAAAAGGCTCTATTGTTGTTGAGTTGCCACCCTTCCATTGCAAAAAGATATTATCCGCATTGGAAGCACCATTGGTAAGAGTTAAAAGACCGCCCTTACCTGCTGTAATTGTCGCAGTACCACTACCAGTTGTTGTAACTGTATAGTTCCCTGCAAGATATTCTGAACCATTTTGAAGTATGCCATAAGTCCGAGAAGAGTTTAAAGCAGGGAAATCATAATTCAGTCCAAGTCTATCGTCTGAAACCCCATTAGGGAAATGACTTACCATCTATTTAAGCTCCTGCTGAACCGTTAATAACACGCCAGTCATGATAGTTAAACGCATATGATTCATAACCCATTGTATATTCTACTTTGGTTGAGAAATCATAATCAGTGTCCAATTCAAGAGAATTAGCAACATAATGAACAAGACCTTCACCCATAGAAACATCATTGATAATGAACCATGCGTCTTCGTCTGTCAAATATGGTGATTTGATAATTTCTAAAGGATACAATGAACCAACAGCGTTCGCATCATTATCAGAAGTGCCAACTCTTAATTGTGATTTCATAATGCGGTGTGCTTCTGCCCAGTTACTTGAATGAACAAGTAATTTTTTAGGCTGAATCATGATTTGTTTACCGTTTGTATCTTTGGTCTTAAGAATATCAGTAATAACTTGCTCAATACCAGCTTCTGATAAATCAGTGTTACCACTTGATATTAAGTTACCTTGAACCCCACCAGTTGCACTTGGGTGACTTGCTGAAATCATAGCAACCCCGTCACCGTCTGAACGTGTATTTGTAAATGCGTTATTAAAGATTAAATGCCCTAAAACTTCTTTTGTTTCACGGAATGAATCGCCTAAACGCATTGCACGTTTCATAGTTACTTTTTTATCTTGCCCATATTGCTTTTCTTCTTTGGTAACGCCAAAACCCAAAGCAACAGCAAACATATTTGTTTTAACTGTATAGCCTTGTTTTTCGGAAGCAATAGAAGTAGCACCGCCTTCGGCTTTAATTTGTGCCAAAGGAAACGATGAAGCAGATACAACCTCTTCATATTTGTATTTTGCCGTTAGTTTTTCAAATAACTGTGGACAAATTTCAGGGTTTTTCTTGTAACCCATTTCTAAAAAACCACGAATACCAGGTTTTAAATTTTTGGGAAAGTTACCCGTTGTAATAATATTAACCATACATTAAATTCCTGTCGTGTTGTTAACTGAATGAAGATTGATTGCAACAAGATATTTTGCATACGCCCCAACCTCGTTTGATGGGTCTTGAACAAAGCCAATTATTCGTAATTGTTTTGTCGCACCAGTACCTACTGATGTTGTACTAATTTGAGCCCCAGAATTACCGTAAACAGTTTCGCCTGCGACAGCAAATGTGAAGTCTGCATTTGCACCAACATCGCCAGTAGCAGGAGTCGCACTTGCATCACCTTGAATAGCGTAAATTGTATCAGGGTGATTTGATACATAAACATAACGCTCAGTTGATGCTGCACGATAAACGGTTGAGTCATTCGTTACTGCTTCAACGCTTGTAACAATACCAGTGACATAATTTGTCGCCCCTGCTGTTGCACGAATAACATCAGGAATACCCTTTGCATCGGAAGTTCCTGCTAAAATAACAGGGTCGCCAACGTAAACAGCTGTGGAATCTGATGATGGAATACGAAACCGTGAAGTCGGAATAAGCGACGTACCGCGGTTATACAAGGGAATAAATCCCTTTGGTGAATTTGAATTAGCCATAATTGCCTATATCTATATTGGTTTGATTTGTTTTGATGTCAGCACGTCCATTCATTTCAAGTCTTGCATCTTGCATGTCCTTTGAAAAGATTTCTGTCGCTTGTTGGTTTTTAACTGCTAAACGCTTGAGCCTGTGTTCACTGATACACATCATAGCAATCATTTTGCCTTCTGATGTCTGTTTTTCCAGTGCAACGTGTTGCATATCAGGCTTTAAGTCTTGCTTTGTTATTTCTACATAGCCAAGCTCTTTTTTCTTTTGTAGGTTAGAAAAATCATAACCCAAAGAATCACGCTTAACTAATACCCATCGAAAATCTACAATATTATCAGGGTCATTAACTGCTTTTTTGAGTACATCTAATGTACTTTTGTTTAGATTATCATAGATAGGAGCTTGATTCAAGAATTTTCTTAATTGTGCCATACCCCCCGATAATACCTCTGTTTCACACGGTAAAACCACATCGCTATGTCCGATATTAATATCATCATTGTTTAATGCCCTAACAGTCGCAGGGTGTAATTCTTGTCTTTTTTTAGCAATCATTTGTTTTGCTTTATTTGATACAGTAACCATAATTAGCGTCCTTTAATTTCTGCTATTGTTGTTTTTTTATAAGCGTCTAACTGTGCTTTTGTTGCGTTTGGGAACATATCTTTAAACCCCGAAACCCAATAATTGAACACTTCTCTTTGTTCTGCATTAAGCCCGTCAGATTGTTGTTTGGGAGCGTTATTAACAGTACCTAAAACATTACCACGTGGCGGTGTCTGTGTTTTGGTTGCAAATTTATCAGGATATAAACGCTCTAAATCCTCTTTTGCACCAATTAAAGCATCGTTAATATTAACGCCTGCATTTAAATACCCTTGCAAGGCGTTATCGTATCGTACTTTCATTATTGCGTTTGTTTCATACCAAGGATTTTCGTCAACAAATTGTTTGACAGTCTGAAAAACTTCCGCTTGATTATGGTGTGTTTGGTTATTATTAAACTGCTTATCCTCTTGCTCATATTCGCTAAGGCGTTGTTTAACAATATCTTTTTGTTCATCAATATCATTAACGGTGTCAATGTCTGATAATTCAACAGCTTCAATTTTTCTTTTCTCTAAATTTTTGAGTAGGTTTTTGAATTGTTGCCGTTCTTGTTCTCGTATCTTTTTTTCACGTTGTATGTTTAATGCTTCAATGCTATCTAGCTTTTTTTGCATTGAATCCATAACGTCTTTAGTTTTAAAAACGTAATTATTAGCACCTTTTAACCATTCCTTAGCGGATTTCTTGCCGTTAGGATTCCAACCAATCTCACGAGCTAATCTTTGCACATCATCATCAGCCATTGAGTCAATGTATGAATTATTTGTCTTTGGTTTTTGTGGTGCTTCGTCTGTATTAATATCAGTTTTAACACTTTCAGGCACATCATCGCTTGTGTCATCAGTTACAACATCATCAGGCGTGTCATCGTTAGCAACATCAGGAATATCATTATCTAACGGTAAATCATTGTCAGCATCTGAAAACGATAAGAAACTTTTTGCTTCGGTGTTCATCTATTGTCCAATCACTGCTAAAACGTCATGGTCTTTAATCAATCGGTAATGATTACCGTTGTTATCTTGATACAAAAACCCACTATGTAAATTTGTTATAACATTATCACCAACCTTAGGGGCAGCTTCTCCGTGGTCTAAAAACGATAAAATACCAATTTTAATTATTTTACCGTTGCCACCTTTAAGAAAATCTTTTTGTGTTGCAATCGTTGGAATAATTAAACCGCTTTCTGTTGTTTTATCCTCATGTTTTTCAACCTGTATTAAAATACGGTTAAATGTCACTACAACATCATCAATGTTGCCAATATTTACTAATTCTGCTGTCAATTTACGCTCCTATTGACTGGTTACTTGCTTGTAGTATTTTGTGAATAGCCTCAACTTCCACAATCATATTGTCAAAATCAAACAATGCGTCTGATATTTGACGAATATTCTTTAAAATATCTCTTTCTAACTGTGGATTATATGTTTTAGCAAGGCTGTCATCTTGCCCTGCCAATACAATATAAGCCGTTCTTAATACGCTTTCAGCCTTAAGCCGTAGGTATTCCTGTAGGAACATTCCCTCGTTGGTTTGTAACAACCCCATCAGGGACTGCTCCGTTACCGTTAGGTTGTTGATTGTTAATGTCCTGTTGTCCATTTACTGCTCCCATATCTGGTGTATTGCGTAGGTTTATCTCTTGTAATTGTCTATCTAAATTAGCATCTTCGATTTCAGATATTGCTTTAATGCGGTCAATTTCTAACTTGTCTTGTTTAATTTCATTGTCTAACAACACTTTAAGCGTATCAATTTTATCTTTAGCATCGCTTATTTGTTTTTGTAATTCTAACTGTGCCTTGCCAAGTTCTAACTGCCCCATCATTAACGGGTCAGGCTGTGCTTGCGGTGCTTCTGGTGGGTCAGTTAAATAATAATCAGGGTTATCAATGCCCATTAATCGCAATACTTCTTTTCTTGTCCGTTTGCCGTCATAGAATGGGTCTTGTGTTTTACTTTCAAAAAATTGCACTTGTGCCATCTGTCTAGCGTTACCGATTGCGTCAATATCTTTATTTGGCAAAAATACAATTTCTTTGTTTGCAAATACAGAACTATCAACCTCAATTCCTGTTAATTCTGCGTATCTTGCTGTATTAAAATATTCTTTGTTTGCTTCGACAAGTGATTGTATCTCTTTTTTAAACTCGACATAAAAGCGCTTTAATACCGCCCTTAATTTCTTAGTCGATTCCTCTGCCATAATCATTGCCGTCGTTGGCGCGGTGTTTGATGTAAAGTTTTCACTGTTCATTTGATTAAGATTTGCCAATGATGATGATTTACTATCAAGTAATTGCATCATACCCATAAGTGTTTGACTAGGTTCAGGATTAGGCATAGGCATAAATGAATCACGGATTGATTGTCCTGTTGCTCTAATACCTTTCCATTCCCCCGCACTAAAATTAAATACACGGTCTTTGGTATTTATATCAGCACTAAATACACCGCCACCCAAAGCGGACTTTGCCCCTGCATCAATGGTTAAATTAAGAATTGATGATAAAGCATTCTGAGACATTTCTAAAATTGAACCAAAGCCTTTGCCCCAAAAGCAACTACTTGGCAAGAATGAATATTTACAATACCGAGGCTTTGCCTTGACAACAATAGCCTTAGATTTGTCATCATTTTTTTCAGAACGAATCACTTTTGTAAAGTTTTTTTCTAATCTTAACAATTCAGCTTTATCTTTTAAAACCCATGCGACATAAGGCTCAGGATAATCGTCGCCGTCTAAATCAAGTCGTAAACTCATTTCAATAATATCAAAATCTGTATCGTCTTCTTGTTCGTCGTCAGTCTCAGGCTCTTTGAAATACATTGATTCATATAGCGGTATAATATCCTCTTTGCGGTATGCACTACATTCGGATAACCGCTTAGCACCGTCAATCGTCTTTGCTTCTTTATTAACCACAAAATCAGTTGCTTTGACTATTTTATGAATAGGGCGTTGCTCAACTGGACAATATGTGTATTTACGTAAAACAGTCCCTTGAACGCACAATAGCTTTGCTAATTCTTGCGTTTCTTCAACCCAATCAGGCATATCCTCTGTAAATTGATAATTGAGTATTTTAACAGCGTCCTCTGAATCCATTAATGCTTTATGATTTAAAATGCGTGCTTGCTTAATCGCACCATCAACAATAGGCTTAGCGTCCTGCCCCTCTGGTATTTGCCCAGTCATTGCAAGTGTAACAGCGGTATCCTCTTGACTCGGCACGTCCTTTGCATTTTTTGCTTTAACAGGCTTATCAAGCGGAAACTCATTGATAAATGTAGTTAAAAACTCATTGCTTGCATCGGTTAACAACATATAATGCAAACGAGAACCACCATTTACCCGAGCGGTACGCAAATATTCTTCTTCATTGTCACATACGCCAAGATAACGCTTCATCTTGTCATGATGCGGTTGACAATCGTTTAAATCTCTATCGTAAAACTCGACAATTTGCGTTGCAATCGCTTTGACATCAAAGGAATCTAATATCTCAACAAGGTTATCTGTTTTATCAATATCGGCAGGTTTTAATTTATTTTTAATATCCAACATTTACATTGTCCCCTTGGTAACTGTCATAATCATTTTGATAAAAATATTCGTCATCTTTATCATGACTTTTAAATTTAACATAGTTTAAAAATTGTGACGTACTATCGACTAAATCATCATTAACAGCGTTGGGAAAAGTGGTCAACTGATACACATAATCATCAGACCAATCACTCTCAGCATCAATTAACACACGACCACCCTCAAATAATTGCGTTACGTTCGATAACCGTGTAACCTTATCTTTTATCGGTGTTATTGTGATAATTGGTAAAGCCGTATTGCGTATCAAGTCCTGTGCAAGTGCGATACCGCTTGCCTTATCCTCTAATAGGATTGTATCAGGCTTATAGATATTAGCATATTTAACAACAGTATCTCTTAATTCAGGATATTCCATCTGTTTTTTAAACGATAACAACAAATAAAAATGGTTTTTATGTACGCCCCAAACAGTTAAAGCAGAATAATCACTGCCTGCATTTGCTTTGCTTGCTGTGTCCCAACTGTGATAAATTGCATCATATGACAATGGTTTAGTAATGATAGGTTTTATCCATGCTTTTTTAACAATACCACCCTCGGCAGGGGCAGGATTCTGCATATACTGCCCTGCGAATGAATAACTACCCATACCAGTTAATAAGGCATCAACTTCTTTTTGTCCTAAGCGTTCGCCATGTAAAAACTCGCCCTTATCAAGTTCATACTGTTTTTTAGGGGTCTCGATAAACGTCTTTTGCTCAAACTGCACTGGCAATTTAAGCACGTCAAAGCCCCCTAAATTCTCAAGATAACCAGATACATCATTGTCATGTAATCGTTGCATCACACACACGATTTTTGCGGTTTTAGGATTGTTTGCACGGTTAAGAAATGACGAACCAATCCACCTGTTAGCACTCTCTCGCATTGTATCACTCATTGCGTCGGCAGGATTAACAGGGTCATCGAGAATAAGATAATCACCACCAAAGCCTGTTATCGTACCACCGACAGAAGTCGCATATCTATGTCCGTTTTGTGTCGTTTTAAACCATTCTTGGCGGTTTAAATCGTCTGCAAGTTTTAACTGCGGAAATGTCCGCTTGTACCAATCAGAGCGAATCAACTCCCTTGTAGCGACTGATAACTGGCTTGATAGGTTACTAGAGTAAGACGCCACGATGATTTGAGTACTCGGATTGCGTCCTAATAAATACGCTGTCCAAGCCTGCGATACGCATATAGACTTCATAAATCGTGGAGGCATATTGATGATAAGCCTTTGTATCTCACCACTCTCAACCGCATTGAGATAATCACATATTGCGTCTATGTGCCAATTATGGAGATATTCTTGATTCGGGGATAAATGATTGAATGCTTTATGGACAAAAGAAGCAAGGTTATTGCCTAGGAGGTAGTGTAATACCGCATGAGGGTTATCAAGTTTAACCGCTTGCATTACTTGCCTCGTTATCAATAATCACAGGGTGTCCTAAACCCATTTCGAGGATATTTTTATCCGCAACCGTTATAAAACTATGGACATGACTATGATTTATATCCATTTTTGTATTAAACGCTCCAATATTGACGTGTTTACCTATTAAATCAAGGGCTTTTAAGGCGTTTGTGTGGTCTTTATCTTGTAAAGTCATATTATGCACTTTAACCGCTTGATTAAGTACCCATTGAGCGTTTATTTCGAGTTTCTGTTCACGTTCAGCTTTAAGTTCTGTTAGATATTCTTGTATAAGAGGTTTTGATAAGTTTTCAGAGGATATTTCCTGCGCTGTATTTTCACTATACCCAGCACGAATCGCCGCTTGTGTACCGTTTAAATCAATAAGGTATTCTTTGCAAAATAATTGTTGTTTATCTGTAAGTTTTTTCACTGTCATAAATAAAAAATACACCACAATGAAAAAAAATGCAAACAAATAAAAAAAGGTGTTGACTTTACTGTAAAGTTACAGTATAATGATTTTACAAGGACGCAATCAAGCGGACGATTAAGGAGAACGACAATGAATATCAATAATTGCCATGTAGTAGCAAGCACAAACCAAGCTTACGGACGCACATATATCAATTTAATAGGCAAAGACGCAAGTTTTGCTGGTGACCGTAATTATAAAATATGGACTGACGGCACAAAAATTAATTTTGAAAAAGGTAAAGGCACGTTATCACCTGCGTTTGAGGCATCTTTGGAGATTTTAAAAGATTTAAATGACAAGGGAGTTTTTGCAAGTAAATCACAAGCAGAGATTAACTATGATAACCTACATAACGAGGGTGGAGAGGGTTACAATCCACACCGTGACACGGCTAAAAATGATACAACTGATTTAAAGCCTGCAAGCGACACAACAACTAAATTATACATAAACGCATACAAATCACATGATATTATGCACGGTGATTATTGTGTAGCTTTTACAAGCGAGCAAGACGCAATAAACGCATCATTTGATGATTACACCCATGATGAGATTTTATGTGGTGCTTACAATGCCCCAGATGGATATACATTCAAAGATATGCAAGTCAACTTAGACGGCACAATAGCAATTGAAGGAGAATCTGTAAATTTGGTAAAAGCATGACCCCCCAATCACAAATCCAAACCCTAGAATCGCTAGGTATAACACGGTATCGCATTGCTTGCGATACTGGCATCAATCAAAAGACATTGTGTAATTGGTTAAATGGTAAAGCACCGATGAAAAGCAATAGCAATGTTATTGTTTTAAATGATTATTATGAAAAATTAATGCAGGGGATGCAGGAATAATCTTGAGGGTGGGGACAAATTGTCCCTGCCCTTAACCGTATTTTAACAATTCCATGTTATATTTGTATTATAGTAAATGTAAGGGGTTATTTATGTATAAATTTTTATTATCAGGTGATGCGTTTTTCAATAAATTAGCCTTTTGTGCCATGTTAATTTTTATAGGCTTTGTTTTAGGTGGTTGCAGTCCACGTCAACACGGCAATACACACCAGTTAGCCAATCAATACACACCAGCTATCAGCACAGCACGGAGCGAATACGAGGCTATGCAAAAGTTTAAAGCCCAGCACGTGGCGTTTTATAGCAGTTTGCGTAAATAAGATATCCACCACGTAGGTAAACCAAGAGGTGGTGGAGCTATTAAATTATTTATACCAATTTTACAAAAAATGCAAGCGTTTTATAACAGCTTTGGAACGGTAACTCACAACCATGCAACCATACCAAAAAATCATTTACCATTTTTTTATTAGCTAACTTACTTACGCAAACCGCATTTTTTTGCGTTTCTAGCGGTGTAAATCTTAAAACCATAAAATATACCAACCAAACAGTAAACACGCTTAAAAACGCATATTTAAGTAATCTGTGATAATTTTAACCGCTTCTTTTGCACCATATGCCACGATTGCCAAGTAACCTGCTTTGTTGAGGCGGTTAATCCAATTTTGCTGTTGGGGTGATACCTTGCCACCGTCACGGCGTTTGAGTTCGATAAATAACCCGTGATATTTGCCACTGGGTGCGGGTAAAAACAAATCAGGACAACCCGAGCGAACTCCCTCCGCTTTCAGCATTGCCCCTGTAACCCGTGACCTTTGACCACCATTCGGGATTGCAAACATATTTTCAAGCTGTGGATATTTTTCCATGTTCAATTTTGCCCATTCAAAAATTGCGACTTGTTCGTGGTGTTCGGATAGTGCCATGATTAAACCTTAAGTTGTGTTAATAAATTGTAATAAAACTTTAACATTGTGAATTAGTAGCCTAGTGTCATGATAGCCAGTGTCATAGCGAGCCGAGCGTCATTCACGTCATGTCACGGGTCATATACAGCTAAAGCTGTGTATATGACCCTGTGACCCTAGTGTCTGACAACGCTAACCCCTTGACTTTATTAGCTTTTTTTGTGTGTATTCTATGTGACATTTTTATGATTTTCCATATTTTTATTAAAATTCTTTTAAAATCAATGGTTTATTTAGGGGTCACGGTTTTTTATATTGTCGTGACCCTTGACCCTAGCCGTGACCCCAAACCTTGACCCTTGTGACTATGGCATTAAATAACCTATTTATGACATTTATATGTCAAAATTCACAATTAGAACGGTATTTCTTCGCTTCCCTCTTCATTGTCACAATTCTCCTCTTTTTTAATATTTATGAGTGCAAAATTGGTGGCAGGGTCTAAAAAGAAAAAGCACAAGTCATTTTGATGTGGTATTTTCTCAATGATTTTGGCTTCAATTAGCCTCCCAATAAATCTATTTGATGCTGTCTTTAGCATATTTTTAGCATCGTCCTCTTTCTTTCCCATTTGCTCCATAGCGTATTCTTTTAATTGTTTAGGGCTTACGTAAGCCCTGTTTGCGTCAACACTTCGGTAGTGTCTCCAACACGCTTTTAAAGTATTAGTATCTTCTTTAACTTTGTTTTCGGTTTCTTTATCTCTTGGTTTTGGTGGTTCTTGATTTTCTGCAAGTTCTAACAATAGCGTGGTTACTGGTTTCCCTGTTTTGTGATTGATACCGATTAAATCCACGCATTTAAGATTAAATACGATTGGTTTATGCTCTTCACTGTCCTTCATTTTCTTACAATATTGAGTAAGTACATTTCCGCTTTTCTTGATGTTATACTCAAAGTCCATAGCACCTTTCCAGCTGGACGACCCCCTCGCTCTATCGTCTGAATTTAAGCCTGTATGGTGTACTAAAATAACAGTGCAGCCAAACTCATGCTTTAAAATATCGCAGGAATCAATCATGCTTTTTGCGTCTTTACTGGAATTTTCGTCTCCCTCAAGGAATCTGTGAAGTGTATCAACAAATATTACTTTGGGTGATTCGCCTGTGGTCTCTATGGTTGCATTGATTGCGGTTCGTGCTAATTCTAATCCCTCGGGCGTATTTAAATTACAGCCTGACTGCGAAACATGAAGCCGTGATAATGATTGACCGTGTTTTTGTTTTAAGCCTATTAAGCGATATTTTAAGCTATGGTGTCCCTCCCCTGCAAGATAGATAACATGACCGCCCTCTGTTTTTTTACCGTGCCAATCCATGCCCGTTGCAATATGATAAGCCATGTCCATAACATAAAATGTTTTACCATGCCCTGACTGACCATGAATCATGCCAAAGCCATAATCTGGTATAATTTCGTCAATGATAAATGACGGTGGTGATAAATCGGTTATCATGTCCTCCGCATTGATTAACCAATTACGCTTGGCAGGGGGGAATATATAATCTTTAACACTTTGGCCGCTGCAAGCCATATCATTAAAATCATAGCCACTGGTTGGACCTTTAGGGGGTATAACAACCTCGGCATATTGCTTCCAATCATTAAGCCTATTGGTGATTCGCTGTTGTTCTTTTTGGTCGTTTGAATAATCATTATCAGCACAAATAATAAAGCGTGATTGTGCAAAGCGTGGATTTTTTCTTAAGTCTTTTACAACTGGTAAAATGTTGCCCGAATCCATTGCACAAATAACGGTTTGTCCTGTGGTTTCATGTAAGGTTGCACCTGTGGAATAGCCCTCGCATATTAATATAGTGTCATCACGTCCG